GTTGCTGTCCGCATGGCAGTTGTCAATCGTAAATAAGTATTCACCATAGTACCATTTCTTACTTGGGGCAAGATATTTACAGCGTGTGCCTGCTAGTGATTCTTTTTCTATTATTGCCATGTGGTAGCTAAATGCATCCCACAGCTGCAGCTCTTCTAGTTCTAAATTTAGTTCCGTCTTGTGACTAACGAATGCTGATATAGGTAATTTGTCATATAGAGCGCCATATTCTGGAAGATAGGTCTCGAAGTAAAGTGCACGTCCCTGGATTGATTTGACCGAGGCCCAAAGACCTTCGACAAATTCACCGTGACCCTTCTGATGATCATAGAGGTATTCTTTTTTTACTAATACTTTAGTGGGGGGTAGATTTGCTACCAGGAAAGACATTTAATCCTTCTTTTTTATTGTTTCAGTAAACTTCTTACTATTTTTTGTAGCTTTTTTTAAACTGTTATTAAATTCACCTAAAGTTTTAGATGCTTTTTTCATGGTTTGGCTTACATCATTTTTAAATGCTGCATTACCAAATACTTTACGTTTAGCATCAAATTTCTTTTTAGCTGTGTTTTTAGTACCACGGCTCAAGGCTTTACCAAATCCTCTTAGTGCTATTCCAAATATACTCATTTTCCCCTCATGTACGTTTTATGTGGTTGATAGTATAACCATTTTATAAATTTTAACCACAATAATTTAGTCACGTTGTCCTTTAAATGGGGACCAAGGCACTACTTGAGTGCGCTTAGTCCACCGAGATGAAATGAAGTTGAGAAATTATGTGTACATTATGTGTCAATTATGTGCAAGGAAAAAATGCTTGACATGTTTTTTATTCACAGTGTCAATAAAATAATTTATCTTGACATAAATAATGGCGGGAAACAGGGAAATAAAACTCTTGTTTTGTTCACGTGAACATGGTATACACACTTATACGAAAGAGAAAGCCAGCACAATTGCAATGGGTTGGTACTCTCTGGCTGAACAACAATCGCAAAGTTGTAAGGCATAGGTTTTAGAAAGTATGTCCAAATGGATGAGGATCTAAAACTTGGTACTGAAGTAGTGAATTATGTAGAACATGATTTGCCATGAAAAGGTTGTAGGTGCGGTCATGCAAACCCTACGAGAGCTTTCGTATTAGAAAGATATTATGTTAAGTATAAAAAAATTTGATGATTGGTTAAATAAATCTATTCCTGGTAATAAAATTACCTATTACCGTGGTTATTTATGTGGACCGTGGTTACAAAAATTATCCCCTACATTAGATGAGCGTCGTGTGCGTAAAATTAAAAGTCATGTGTATGCTGCTGCAGAAAGCGGTGTTGTTACATTAGTACAAAAGAAACATGAAGATTTTGATTATGAGTATATTGCGGTGCGTAAATGATTTGGGCGTTGTTTTGGTTTTTATTAATACCTATTAAATTTTGGATAGCTTTCCAAATATTGTTATGGGTATATAAAATGTGGTTAGGAATATGATGAGTGTGATTAAAGAAGTGAGTGTACATGATGAATTAAAACGTGCACGTGATGAATTTTACGATGCGATGTTTGAAGGTGACGAAGAGCGCATGCTTGCAGCTAATAATGCTGTAGGATATTATGAATCAATGGGTGGGATAGCGTGCCCCGAGTACCCAGGCTTTTAAAGGAGAAATAGAATGATAAAAGAGCTAAACGAAGTAAGCAAAAATATATACGATATTTGTGTCAAAGCAGAGAGTGAAAAATGGTCGTTTGATAGTTTAATAGATCATTTACAGTTAAATGCCAAATGCCATGGTGTAACTTTTCCTACATTAATGCTTCTTGAAATAGTAGATCAATTTATTAAAGATCGTCCTATGCGTGACAAACGTAGAGAAACACAAGGAGAAGATGTACAGGAAGGATTTGACCGCGTTTCACCTAAGTGGAACTAATGGACATAAACAAAATACCAATGGTACGTGTAACATGGGTTGATGCGCGTGATACAGAAACAGGTTGGCTTGACATAAAAGAAGTGATGGCTGCACCGTTGGCAATATGCCAGGAAGTTGGTTGGATGGCTGTTAATAATGATGAAAAAGTTGTTATTATGCGGTCATATAGTAAAGATAAAGATGATACATCAGGTGGTGGCGCGATTGCTATTCCACAGGGGTGGATTAAAAAAATAGAATATTTACAGGTGGGACATGCAGACGTACGAAATTAATTTATGGTTAGATAAGAAAGTTATCGAGAAAATAGTAAAACAATTTGAGAAGGATGAGGACGTAAAAGCGTATATCAAGGATAATTTTGATACAGCACCTAGTCCCGAGTTCCCTTCATTAGATCCCACGCGTGGTTATACACGGCCCAAGGCTTCTAAATACATTATTACCTGGGCCAAGGTTCACACATATGTGCGTAAGAAAGGTCCTACAAGAATAGAGTTAAGTGAAGATGAGAAAGAAATTCAGAAAACCTTGGAGGCGTCTATAACAAGAGAAGCTATCGATGAATGGGGTCATAATGAGATGTTACGCAAAGTAAGAAAAGAATATTGGAGTCACCCAGATGCCAAAGGCCTCGAAGAAAAGAAGTAAAGAAGGATTAACACCTAAACAAAAAAAGTTTTACGATGTTATAAAAGAGTTTATAACGTCAAATGGATATGCTCCATCATATGAAGAAATGAAACAATTAAATGGTATGCATTCTAAGAGTCAAGTTCATGGTTATGTACATAGGTTGATAGCACGTGGTTGGCTTAAAAATGGGAATGGCAGAAATCGGTCAATTTCTATTGTATGAGTCACATGTATAGTGTATATTTTGCTCAAGAGTGTTTTAGTTTTTTTAAATACCGGGATATAGACGCCACAGTGACACATTTAACGATTAAGTTATATAATTCAATGGTTTATCTTGTGGCACCTATGTGTCACTACTCTAAACAACGCAAGGCACTTTTTTGTTTTTTAAGAACTAAAATGAGTAAAAACTCAACTATACAGCGGGTTACAGCATGGTAGATAGTAAGATAGTTAGTGCCACAAGTGGTGCCACAAAAGATATGTCCTTAAAGCATCCAAAGGATGAGCAAGGATTGACAGATAAACAGAAAATCTTTGTTAAGATATATGCAGAGAATGAAGGTAGGTTGACACCAACAGAATGTGCAAGACAAGCTGGCTATTCAGAAGGATCGGCTAACGTTACTTCATCTTTATTATTAAATGGTAAACGCTATCCAAAGGTTGTAGAAGCTGTTATTGCAAGGCGTGCTGAAATTGAAAAGACACACGAAGTTAAACTAAATAAACATGTACAAGAGTTGGCTAGACTTCGTGAGAAGGCACTTAGTGAAAAATCTTATAGTGCTGCTGTTAATGCTGAGCGCTTGCGAGGGCAAGCTGCTGGATTGTACATCGATAGAAAAGAAATCAGAACAGGTGCAATTGACAGTATGTCTAGAGAAGAAGTTTTAGCTAAGTTAAAGGAAATAGGATTAGATGGTAAATTTAACAAAGAAGGATCGGCAACAGTTCTTTCAGTCAAAGAAAAATCCAATAGCGAAGAGCTTAAAGACATCACGCCAATGGAGTCAAAAGATAGTAAAAAGCAAAAAAAAGTATGACCGTAAAACCAGAGACAAGTTTTTGGAAGAGTGTAAAGAAATTATTAGAGGGTGGTGAATACATTGTTTCACGCCTGGAAAGTTATGTTACGCCAGGATTCCCAGATTGCCTTATTTATAACAAGGTTACAGGGTTCTTTACAGTTGAGTTAAAGATAGCGCAAACTAATAACAAAGTTACTATATCACCATTTCAAATTGCCTGGAATATGCGTCACGCATTAGCTGGATCACAGTCATACATCTTAGTTAACCTGCCTCTTAGGGGCAAGGTTAAATTGTTTCATGGTTGCAAAACCAAGGAACTTGGTCAAAGCACCGTGGACCTTGTGCCCGGGCTATACGAGGGAAGGCTCGCGGACCTCGATTTGTGTCAAGTCATTTCAAACTCCCAAACTCCCCTTACATAAAAATTCTGTGGATAACCTGTGGATAACTTTGCGAGCTGGCGCCCGCTGCGCCCGGCGCCCAAACTCCCTGAAACTCCCCTAATTTTTCCCAGTTTTCTGCGGATTCGTTGTACCTGCTTCGTTGCCCAGCTGCCCGGGCTTCCAGGAGCTGAGATGCAAACTCCCAAACTCCCCGCAGTTTTCCTAGGTTTTTTGTACCATCTTATCCTGCTTCGTTTCCAGGCGCTGCGCGCCCGGCCAGTCCCTGATGCGTACCATTTCCTGTTAAAAGTTATCCACAACAAATTTTGTGGAGAGGTTGCATGTGCTGTCATTAAGTGTTATATAATAATTAGAAATAGAACAAAGGAGTTCACATGGTTTTAAGAGAAGATGAAGATACATTGGTTACTGCACTAAGTAGAATAGCAGAGGCAATCGAGGACAACTCGGAGATACTCAAAGGTATTAAAGCACACTATGATGGTATAGTACCAGTCATGACACGAAATGCAAAGAAAGTAGAGGAACTACAAGCAGAAGAAGAAAAAGGATTTACTGAACAAGTGAAAAGCATATTCGCTAGTTGATGTCAAACTCCCAAACTCCCCAATTATAAAAAATTGGGGATAACCTGTGGATAACTCGAAGTTCTCGCCCGGGCGCTGCGCGCCTGTGGAACTCAAACTCCCAAACTCCCTTACATAAAAAAATCAAGGTTTCTGCTGTTTTCTCACACGGCACGTTTGCGCACCGGGCGCGCCCGGCGAACAAACGGTTTCTGCTAAAAATTTTGTGGCTGTTTTCTCCCATTTTTCATTGCCCGGGTCTTGACTTCAGGATCCAGGAAGCATATATAGTAACCAGGAAGAAGGCGTAATAACCTGAATCTTAATAGAAATAGGATAAGAA